GGGGGGAGCCGGTCGATGAAAGCGCCCTGCGCGCGGCCCGCGCCTATGCCGCGTCGACCGAATACCAGGTCGAAAAAATCATGATCGCAGAGTTCGAGCCGCGCCCACCGCGCGCCGTGCCCACCGACACCGCAGGACCCGACCGCGTGTCGGGCCAGGCCAGCTGATCCCGAGAAAAGGAGGAGACGACCCATGACCCACAGCAGCGCAGTTTCAAGCGGAGGTGATAGCCACCTCCCGCTGACAACAGGAGCGGCAGCGCCGATCGTCGGTGGACAGGCCCAGCTCACCAATATGGGCCTGGCTCTGCGCACCATCATGGACTGCATGGCTGGCAACCGGGACTCGCCCCGGCTCGGCCTGCTCTACGGCTATTCCGGCTATGGCAAATCGGTCGGCGCGGCCTTCGCCGCTGCGCGCACCAACGCCAGCTATGTCTGCGCCAAATCGGTCTGGACTCAGCGCACGCTGCTCGAGGCGATCGCCACCTCGCTCGGCATCGTGAAGCTGGCGCGCACCGCACCCGCCATCCTCGACCAGATCATCGAGCAGCTGACCATCCATCCCCGCCCGCTGGTCATCGACGAGATGGACTTTCTGGTGAAGCGCCAGTCGGTCGAAATCATCCGCGACATTCACGATGCGACCGCAATCGCCATCATGATGATCGGCGAGGAGGCGCTGCCATCCAAGCTGAAGGAATGGGAGCGTTTCGACAACCGTATCAGGGTGATGACAGCTGCGCAGCCCGCCACCCAGCAGGACGCGCTGAAGCTGCGCGACCATTATTGCCGCCGCGTCCGGGTCAGCGACGATCTGGCGCTGCGCTTCCTGGAAGCTTGCAAGGGCTGCACCCGCCGCATCGTCAACAACCTCAATGAGGCGGAGCGGGAAGCGCTGGCCTCGGGCCAGGACCATGCGGATCTCGCATGGTGGGGCAACCGCCCGATCATGACCGGCGATGTTCAAGCCCGGCGCATCCAGGGAGCCTACGCATGAACTTCATCACGCCCCGGCGGCTCAACCCCCAGCGCGCGCCGGATCCCGAGGCCTGCCTGTGGAGCCACCTGCGCTACGCCGCTGAGCCACTCTCCATCACCGACCTGGTGCGACGCACCGACATCGACGTCGAGACCGTCGCTAGGCAGCTGCGCGCCTGGAAGAAGGACGGGCTGATCGTCTCGATCGAACGAACAGGACTTTTCCAGATGGCCAAGATTGCCGCAGCGCAGGACGCGCCGCCGACCATGCGGGCTGCGAAGAAGCTGCCCAAGCGCTTTACGCCCCGCTCAATGCGCCAGCGCATCTGGACAGCCATCCGGGTGCTGAAGGTCTTTGATCTGCCGATGCTGCTGATTGCCGCTGAGGCGACGGAGAAATCGACGGTCGCATATCTCGCCCAGCTGGTGCGTGCAGGTTTTCTGGAGCGCCTCGACCAGCCGGGCGAACCGCATCGCCGCTACCGGATCGTGCTCGATACCGGCCCGCACCACCCATCGACCGGCAGGGCGTCGATCAACGGCCAGCCGCACACCCGCCTGCTCGACCACAATTCCGGAGCCGAGCTGCACATGCCGATCGAGGCGCGACGCAAGCCTGTCGCCCCTTTTTTTGACCAGGAGCGTTAACCATGCCCGTTAAGGTTACCTTGACCAATATCGAGCGGGCAACCGCCGCCTGGGGCGAGGCGATGCCCAGCTGGGTCAGGCTCCTCGCAGCCGCCGCGGATGCGACCAACCAGCGCAAGGCGGGCGAGAAGATCAGCCGCAACGCCAGCTATGTCAGCCGGATCATCAACCGCGACTATGCAGGCAGCTATGAGGAGGCGGAGCGCCTTGTCCGCGCGGCCTGGGGCAACGAGGATGTTCTCTGCCCGGTTTGGAATGAAAGCATTCCGCTCGCCTCCTGCATGAACAACCGCCGCCGCAAGGGTGCCCCGAAGAACACCTTCGAGCATCTGTATGACGGGGCCTGCCCCAACTGCCCGAACAACACCGACATCGCCAGCGAGGCGCGCCTGCAGGAGACCGAAGCGTGCGCCGCCTGATCGCCAAGATCGGCCAGCAGGGCTTCACCCCGCTCAGCTTCATGCTGACCGTGGTGCTGCCCACCGCTGCCGCGATCGTCCTGGGCACCGCCCTCATCGTCGTCACCGCATCTGCAGGAGCAGCATCATGACAGTCTGCACCGACTATCGCGCCGTCCAGGGCGAGCGCGGCTATCTCGTGCTCTACCGCAGCACCGGCGACAATGTCTGCCCCGGCTGCGGCGGTCGCCAGTGGGAGGTCGGTCGCGTCATGGCCGAATGCGCCCTGTGCGGCACCGCGATCCCGCTCGTTTCGCCCGACATCCCGACCCCCACCGATCCCGAAGCCGAAAGGAACTGACCATGGCTGCTGCCCGCCGCAAGGCCCCCACACAGATTGCGCCCCAGACCATCCAGGAGGCGACCGCGACGATCGACAAATACATGGCGATGCAGGCGACTGTCGACCAGCTGAAGGCCGATGCCGATGCCTCGATCCAGCAGATCGAAGGCGCGCGCGATGCGATGGTCGCCCCGCTCGAGCAGGCGCAGAAGGAACTGTTCAAACAGCTGCGCGCCTGGTGGGCCGTCGCCAAGGATCAGCTGACCGAAGGCAAGCGCAAGTCGATCGAGCTGGCGGGTGCCATCATCGGCGAGCGGACCAATACGCCCTCGCTCAAGCTGCCCAAAGGCGTGAACCAGGAGGACTTCATCGAGAAGATCCGTGCCGCGCTCGAAGAGAAAGCGGATCCCTACATCCGCACCAAGCTCGAGCTCGACAAACAGGCGATCATCAAGACGCTGCGCAAGGGCGAGGATGATCCGATGGCCGAGCGCCTGGCCACGCTGGGCGCTGCCGTTTCCCAGGCCGACCAATTTTTCATCGATCGCGCCGCCAAGCGTGAGGCGGATCCCGAGCTGGTCGATGTCGAGGGAGGCGCAGCATGACCACCGCACCTTCCCGAGGCGTGCCGATCAGTGTCGCCATCCGGTTCATGGCTGCCTCAGTCTGTTCTGGGCCTGCCCAGACAATCCAGGATGCCAATGGCAACACTGTGCACTGTGCAGCTGGCATCGCCACCAAGTTCATCAACGGCACCCCGCTGATCATTCTTTCGCTTGTCGAAGACGGTCGCCAGACCACGATGGCGCTGGATCCCGACGCCCTGGACCAGTTCTGCGACATGCTGGCCGAGGCGGTGCGCTGGCAGAATACCGCGCTCACTCCCGCGACAGGGAGCCTGAACTGATGGCACGCCACAGCGCCAGTCTTCGCGAAGCGCAGGCTCTTGCCGCACGCCTCGATCGCGGCGGCGACAAACGCTCCGCTGAAATCATCAGGGCACTGATCCGCAGCTTCCAAGCCAGCCGCACCACGAACCAGATTCTGCACCGAGACAACCTCGAACTGCGTGGCGCGGGCGTGCTGGCACCGCAATCTCGAAAGATGGAAATCCGTCAATGACTGAGAACCAACTTCGCACGCTCGACAACATCAGGGCCTTTATCGATGCGCACCGCCGACCGCCGATGGTGCGCGAGTTGATGCGGATCGAAGGCCTGAAGTCGACCGCAGGCATGTACAACCGTCTGCAGGCTCTGGTCCGTGATGGCTATCTTCGCAAGCTGGATGATCTCAACGGTCGCTATGTGCCTGTTGACCATAGCGGCTCCGTCGATCTTCGCGGTTGCTCGACCGACGCGTTGCAGGCGGAGCTGCAGCGCCGAAATGAGCTGCGGATCGAGCGCGGAGGTGCCAAGCCATGACCGCCCCGTCCAGGTCGACGAGCGCTGCACGCTCACCCGGCAGCGATCCGCGCACGCGCAAGATCCGCGCGATCATGGCCGCATGCAACCGGCTCGGCTTGGACGAAGAGGCGCGCCGCGATCGCATAGAGCAGATCAGCGGACAGCGCTCGCTCACCAGGCTGACCGATGCCCAGTTGGGCAAGCTGCTCGATGGACTCAATGGTGGCTGGAAAGCGGGCCGCGCCGATCGCCCGCACCTGGGCAAGATCAGGGCGCTCTGGTGGACGCTTTACTGGCTCGGTGAAATCGATGAGCCAGGCGACGCGGCGCTCAACGCCTTCGTCAAGCGGCAGACCGGATTGGCTTCGCTGCGCTTTGTCGATCACCGCCATTCCCATTCGGTGATCGAGGCATTGAAGGCCATCGCGACCCGCGCCGGTGTCCTCTGGCCGACCGATGCCGATGTCCGCGCGCTGGAAGGTTCGATCCCTGGCTTCAGCCAGGCCCATGCGGACAGGGTCGCTGTTCTCCAGCGCCTCGACCGGCTCTGCGCCGACAAGGTGATGGTGTTCCCGATCGAGCTGGCGCGGCGCGAGATCGGATCGCGCGCCAACATGCACCACTGGTCGGAGCGAGAGATGGACGAAGCCATCCGCTTCCTCGGCCAGCGCTGGCGGGCCAAGAAGCCGCGCAGCGCGCAGGCGGAGGGCTGACCCCATGTCCGTCGCCTATTTCCCTGGCATGAAGCTCGAGGATCTTCCGATCCCGCGCGATGTCGCAGTCACGCGGCGCTGGCCCGATCAGCTGGTGGAGATGGCAGACCATATCGGTGCCTATCACGCCCTGCGGGTCGTCGAGCGTTTTGGGGGCCAGAAGATCTATGTGGCGGCCGATCCGGAGCGCAATTGCCTGCGCGAGGTTCTCGACGCCAGGCTGACCAGGACCATGAGCCATGTCTACGGGCGTCAGGAGATCGATGTTCCTGTCGCCAGGGCAGCGCTGGCCGAGGCGCGCCGAGCGCCCATCATTGCATCCGTGCGAAATGGCGATATGACTGTCGCCGAAGCGGCGCGGATCCTGGGCACAGCCAGGACCTATGTTTCCCAGCTCGTGAACCGGAGCCGGGAGGCTGCAGACGCCGAACCATTGCGCCGCCCTTCGTTGCGCGACCCACGCCAGATCGAAATGTTCGAACCCTGGGACGGAACGTCCCGGTAAGCTCGCTCACCCTGATCCACGCGAGCTATCCCGCTTAGCAATGCTTCATCGCTTTTCGATGAGGCCCACCCAATGCATTCCGCCATCCCGACCAGCTCCAGATCCGAATGCTGGAGCGTTCTGCTGTGAGCTGGTGGCAGATCATCCAGACACTGTGGCCGATCGCGGCCACGATGACCCCGCTGATCCTGCTCGGCGGCTTTGCCTGGCTCCAGACCAAATTCCCGTCCCGCGCCGATCTGAAGGAACATGAAACCGAGCTGCGAGCGTTGACCGAGCAAGTGTCAGGGCTGGTCACTCGGATCACGACTAATGAAAACCGCATCGATAACGTGATGCGGGATCTTGAGCGGGAACCGACGCGCGCTGGCTTGGCGAATTCGATATCTGACGTTCGCGACCGCCTCGGCTCGGTGGAATCATCCGTCAGGGCGATGCAGCACCAGCTCGAGACGCAAAATGACTATCTGCATACGCTGGTCCAGCAAGGGCTTGGCAAGTCATGATCGCCCCGGCCATCCGCCCGCTGGTCCGCCGCGCGATCATCGACCTCCTCGCCGAAATCGGCGGCGAACATAACGATCATCACCTCGCGACCCTGCTGGCCGAGGTCGGGCACCGCGTCGCGCGCCGGGACGTTGCCGAGGAGCTGCGCTGGCTGGCGAAGGAAGGCTTCGTGCGGATCGAGGATGTTCCGCCCTACCTGCTCGCCGAGATCCAGCCCGACGGCGAGGATGTCGCCGCCAGTCGCCTGATCGTCGACGGCATCTATCGCCACAGAACAGGCCGCTGACATGGCCCGCTGGTCTTCCGTCGAGGAACTGCCGGCAGACGTCCAGGACGAGCTGGACGAGGCCGTGAAGCGCAAGTTCACCACCGATGCCCTGGTCGAGCTGGCAGCGAGCCACGGCCATACAATCGCGCGATCGTCCATGGGCCGCTGGGCCAAGCGCCGCCGCGACTGGCACCGCGTGGTGGAGCGCGAGAAGGCCGTGCGCGGCATGGCCGAGGCCGTCGACGGCCAGTTTGGTGACGAGAACGAAAAGCGCAACCGGATGCTGCTGCACCTGGCGCGCAACAATCTCTCCATCATCGCTGCACGCATGGGGGGGCAGGAGAAGCTCGAGCTGGGCGATGCCATGGGCCTCATCAAGGCGCTGAAGGACCTGGTCGTCGCCGACAAGATCGACGCCGAGCGCGAACGCGCCATCCGCCTCGAGCAGAACGAGCGCGCGGCCAGGGAAGCCGAAGGCGAGCTGCGCAGCCGTGGCGCGACCGAAGAAACCATCCTGGCCGTGAAGACCAAGCTGCTCGGCCTCAAAGCCTGAAGGGAGAAAGACCGTGAGTGAAGCCATCAGAGCCGACGACCAGCTCCGCCTGTTCATCGAGCGCATTGAGCGGCTCGAGGAAGAGCGCAAGGGCGTCGCCGACGATATCCGCGACACCTACAACGAGGCCAAATCCCAGGGCTATGACGCCAAGATCATGCGCCAGATCGTGCAGCTCCGCAGGATGGAGCCGCACGATCGGCAGGAAATGGCAGCGATCCTGGACACCTACAAGGCGGCGCTGGGGCTGGGATGACCGAGCCGCGCCGCATCGTTGCTGGCCTGAGCGCGAACGGCCCCGGCGACATTGCGTCGCTGGCGTTCGCGATCGCGCAAGATGCCAAGCCGTTCGGCTTCCGGGTGCTGGCGATCAAATGCTCGCGCGCGACCAGGGCAGCAGCCGCATCAAAGGGCTCTCGCACCAAGTACGTGCACCTGGCCGACAACCAGGAGCGCTGCTGGATCATCCGGGTGTCGGACCATTACCGGCCCCGCCGCGTCGCGCATATCCCGCTGCACTTTGACCTGGTCGCGCTCGATGGCATGTCCGGGCAGGCAGACGTTCGCGAATGGCTGGCGTCCGTCGCCAGGGGCGAGATTGCCTGGGTGCAGCCGATGACGTCGCCCCGCGCGCGCAACACTCGCCAGCGCTGGAAGGGCCGCAGGCCATGAGCGCGAAGGTCGGTTCCCTTGCACCAATCGACGATCTCCCGTCGCTGCTGATGCCCTATCAGATCGAGGCGATCCAGCTCAGCGACCAGCATCAGCTGTTCGTCAGCGAAAAGTCGCGCCGCACGGGCCTTACCTATGCTTTCGGGGCTGACGCGGTGCTGACCGCTGCGCCAGCCCAGGGCGGGCAGGATTTCTTCTACATCGCCTATAACAAGGACATGACGCGCGAGTTCATCGGCTATTGCGCGGACTTCCTGCAGGCGTTCGACCAGCTGGCCACCGAGCCGAAGGAATTCCTGCATAACGACGGATCGGATGAGGGCATCAACGCTTTCCGCATCGATCTGCCGTCAGGTCACAAGATCGTCGCGCTGTCGTCCAAGCCGCGATCGCTGCGCGGCATGCAGGGCAAGGTGCTGATCGATGAAGCCGCGTTTCATGACCAGTTCAACGACCTGCTCGACGCGGCCATGGCGCTCACCATGTGGGGCGGCAAGGTGGTGGTCATCTCGACCCACAATGGCGCGGACAACCCCTATAACGAGCTGATCGAGGACATCCGCAGCGGCAAGCGCGAAGGCGTGGTGCAGCGCGTGACATTGAAGGACGCGCTGCGCCAGGGCCTCTATCAGCGCATCTGCCTGCGCACGGGCCAGAAATGGTCACCCGAGGCCGAGGCGGCGTGGGAAGCATCGCTCCGCAAGCGCTATGGCGCAGCTGCCGAGCAAGAGCTGGACGTCATCCCCTCGCGCGGATCCGGTATCTACCTGGCGCGCGCCACGATCGAGCAGGCGATGTCGCACGAGCTGCCGGTCATTCGCCTGGCGTGCCCGGATGGCTTCGAGCGTCACAGTGAGGAGTACCGAACCAGCTGGATCCTCGAGTTTCTGGAGACCGAGGTAGCGCCCTATCTGGACGACTTCGATCCGACCAGGCCGACCTATTTCGGCCAGGACTTTGCCCGCAACGGCGACGTCTCCCCGATCGTGTTCGGCCAGCGCGATGACAGGATGCGCCGCGTCGCGCGGTTCCTGCTCGAGATGCGCAATGTGCCGTTCAAGGACCAGGAGCTGATCCTCAACTGGATCATCTCGCGCGTGCCGATGTTCGCCTGCGGCAAAATGGACGCGCGCGGCAACGGGTCGGCCCTGGCCGAGGCCATGCAGCAGCGCTGGGGCTTTGACCGCGTCGAGGCCGTCCAGACATCGGAAAAGACCTATCTCGCCTTCATGCCGAAGCTGCGATCGGCGATCGAGGATCAGATGCTGCTCATCCCCTGGGATGAGGGCGTCATGGACGATCTGCGCATGATCAAGCTCGTGCGCGGCATCCCGATGATCCCGGATCGCGGCAAGGTCAGCAAGGCCGATGGCGACAGCGGCAAGCGCCACGGCGACGACGCGATCGCGCTCATGCATTTCGTCGCCGCTTCGGACGAGGATATCGGCCCGATGGAATTCTACTCGGCGGGCCAGCGCAGCACCCATCTGGCCTCCGGGCCTGTCTCGACGCGCGGGTTCGGCTCTGCCGGTGCCCGTGCCGGATTTGTGAGGTAACACCATGGCCCGCAGGCCTCGACCCTTTTCCAGCAGCAGCACCCGAGTGATCGCCCGGCGCATCGCCGAGCCGACGGGCACGATGCAGGCCCTGATGCGCCCGATCGCCACGACCTCGGATGGGCGCGACATCACCAGGCCGTTTGTCACCGGCCTGCAGCAGCCGCGCGACCCGCGCATCAGCATGGCGATCGACTGGGGCGTCTACGATGTCATCCTGGAAGACGACCAGGTCATGTCGACGCTGCAGCAGCGCATCGGTGCTGTGGTCTCGCGCAACTGGAATGTGCTGCCCGGCGATGAGAACGACCCTCGCTCGGTCGAGGCGGCAGAGAAGCTCAACGACAACCTCGTCCGCCTGGGCTGGGACCGCGTTACCCGCAAGATGCTGTTTGCCACCTTCTATGGCTATTCGGTCGCCGAATGCCTGTGGGAGGTCCGCGACGGGCTCTTCCAGTTCAAGGATCTGAAGGTTCGTCATGCCCGGCGCTTCCGCTATGACGATGCCGGCAATCTACGGCTCATAACCCGCGTCGACTGGAATGGCGAGCTGCTGCCCGATCTCAAGTTTTGGGTGGCGACCGCAGGCGCCAGCGACGACGACGAGATCTACGGGCGCGGCCTGGCCGAGTGGCTCTACTGGCCGACGCTGTTCAAGCGGAACGGCTTGCGCTTCTGGAACAACTTCCTCGACAAGTTCGGCGCGCCGACCGCGATCGGCAAATATCCTGCCGGCACCCCGCAG